TCATTTCCATCATTTCTTTTTCGTCCACTGTTACCCTCCTAAAGTTTATATTTTCTCAGCTTCTAAAAGTCTGATATCTCTTTCTAAATTTCTTTGTTCATCAACAAAATTGTTTTTTTCTGCTTTTTCAATATTCTTCTTGTATTCTTCAAATACTTCCTTTGCACTTCTGGTTCCAACACCAACCGAAGTGCTTTTATAAGCAGGAAATGTAACCGGAGATATATCAAATATTTCTCCGAACTTTGTTATGGTTCTTACAGGTAAAGAGTTTTCATCTCCTTCTTCCCAATCATCTTCAACACCATCAAAACAGAATGAAGATTCTTTGATATCACCTCTTTCAATACTTATCATTAAATCCTTAGCAGCTTGAGTATCTGGAGGTGTTATTTCATATCTCAAACCCACTTCATCTTCATATACCTTCAAAGTTCCAGAACTTTGCCTTCCTAACACATTGTCATGCCTGTGATTGATAAGAGCTCTAACATCATTTAAAGCATCTTTAAACGCTCCAGGTTTTATTATTTCTTTAAACAATCCATATATAGGTTCAGACATCTCATTGAACTTTGCAGCATAACCTATGATTATTTTTTTGCCATCTGAACTTCTTTTTTCTATTTCAAATTTCGTTTTGAAACTTCTGGTTTCTCTTTCATTTTTTGTCTTCATTATTTTCCTCCTTCACTATAGAGTTTGCAGGTGACACATCTGTCCGAGATTTACCTGATTCTTTTATATCAATCATATTCAGAGGCGATAAATATGTATCTCCACCTTCTACCGGTTCCATATCTTCAAGTTCTCTGATGTCATTAACCGACATCCAGCCCCATTGCCTAGCTGTTGCATAAAATTCTGATCTTGCTTTGCTATCGCCCCTCAATAAACCGTCAATATTAAATTTCACATAATATTTTGAATGTGGAGGAAGTAATCTCCAATTAATATGAGTTTCCATGTTTGTGATTCGAGGAGTAATGGTAAATTGAGCAAAATAATAATTTTGATGTTCAAGATTATTATAAGTAGCTTTATCAAGAATACTAATCATGTGTGGAGGAATCTGATATATCATACATATTTCTTCTCTGCTGAATTTTCTTTGCTCAATGAATTGTGCGTCTTCAGGAGGGATTCCTAAAGGTTTAAATTTCGCATTTTCTTCAAGGATTATTACTTTATGAGAATTTTCTATTCCTTTATATTCTCTATTCATCGACTCAGTTAATCTGTTGTAAGCTTCGTCAGACATTTTTCCAGGAACTTCAGTCACACCTCCAAGGTGTGTTCCGGAACCAAAGAATCTTGATGAAAATTTCTCCATAGCCATACTTGTGCCAATATTTTCCTTGAAATTTTTAATAACTGATATTCCAATTATTCCATCATAAGAAAGTCCTGGTACATGAAAAATCTTTCTTTGTGTAAATGTATAAGTTTTATCATTAACAGATACTTCAAACTTTTTAATTTTTGTATGTTCATCTATATAAACTTTATTAACTCTTGACGGATGAATGGGATGCAAGCCAATAACTTCATTTTTTCCGTTGTATTCAATCTCTGCATAGAAGTTTCCCCACAGGTTTATGTGGACCTGCATGAGTCTTTTAAAATCAAAAGCATTCATATATTTGTTGGGAGCTTTATTGAATAATTTGTCCAATTTATGATCAATAACTTTAGATCTTCCTTTGCCATCTTGATTAGGTTGATAAACGTTAAAAGGAAGTGATGCAACTGTATCTGATATTACTTTAACACAAGCGAATACAGCTGACACTTGGAGAGATTTTTCTTCGTTCACACTAACTCCGGCATCTGTAGAAGCTCCTGATGTATTATTCCAAAATCTTGGATCTAATGGATTGAACTTTTCACTCGATCTCGAAAAAAAACTTATAACATTTCTAAATATACTCATACTGTTCTAACCCCCCTAGTCTCATAAACTGATTCTTTCTTTTCATTTCTTGTAGCTCTATCCAAAGCCATGATTAAACCTACAATTCCATCTATTTTTTCGTTTGATTTTTTCTTGTCTGGTTTGATGTTTCCGGCAGGATCTTCCTAAACAACTACGTTTCCGGCCATCCAGGATAAAACAGGATTTCCGCCGTGAGCTATTTCTTGAGATCTTATGAATTTTTCAAGTTCTTTTGATGGTGCTGACATTGATTTATATCCTTATCCCATTCCTACAAGCCAATCATCTCCGCCCATTTCCATAAGCTTCTGTGATATAAGTGTTGAGCCCCATCTATCAAAAGCTATCTCTTTTATATCTACTTTCTTACCTAATTCTTCGATATCCTGGAGAATGTAATCATAATCCACAACATCACCAGGTGTTGCCTCTACATATCCTTCTCTCCACCATTTATCATACGGAACTTTATCTCTTTTAACTCGATCTAACATATTTTCTTTAGGTATATAGAAGCGACAATATACATATACTTTGTCTTCTGGGTTCTCTTTTGGAAATACAAGAATAAAGGCTGTTATATCTATTGAGGAAGAAAGGTCTAATCCACCATAACAAGGTCTTCCTATTAAATCATCAAGTTCTACAGGGAAAGCACAGTCTTTCCATTTCTGTTAAGGAATCCATCTTACTGAAGCTTGTGTCCATATATTTAATTTGTATCTTAAAAAAGAGTTTAAAGATCTTGGCATTCCTTTTGCTTTGATTGATAAATCTTTTATGTCTTTTATTTTTACTGATTTTCCAAGATTAGGATTTGCTTTATACCAGTTTTTCTCATCTTCCCAATCATCATCTTCAATATCCGGCCAGTCATATTTCATATCCAAGGTGTATATAATTCCAAAGAAAGAATCATCTTGGATCTGTTCAATCAATAATTTTCTTACATATTCTCTATATGAAAAGCAAACACTGTGTTTATCTGTTCCAGCTGTTGTAATGGCAGTAATCATTGGTTGTCTTCTTGCACCTGTTGCAGTTTCAATAACATCCCAAACCTCTGAGGTAGGATGTGCATGAAATTCATCTACAACGGCAGCATGTATATTAAGACCATCAAGAGTTTTAGTATCAGCAGATAGAGGTTCAAACTTTGAAAATGTTTTTGGATAATAGATATTGTTTTTACCTACATTAAGTCTTTTCGAAAGATAAGGGCTTCTCATGACCATTCTTCTTGCTTCATCAAATGTTATTCTTGCCTGGTCTTTTTTTGTAGCTGCTGAGTATACCTCAGCGCCGCCCTCTCCATCTCCAACGAATAAATATAATTTAACACCTGCAGCAAATGTTGATTTTCCATTTTTACGTGGAACTTCAATATATACTTTATTAAATCTTCTTGTTCCGTCTTCGTTTTTCCATCCAAATATCACCCAAACTATAAATTGTTGCCAAGGTTCAAGTTCAAACTTTTTTCCTGCAAACTCGCCTTTCGAATGCACTAAAAATCTGCCAAAAAAGTCTATTGCATGTTGAGCGTGTACTTCATTAAAATATAGACCTCTGCTTCCGGCGGTCTCAAGATCTTTAAGATGTCTTTGAACTGCAAGTTTTACAAAACGACAAGAAGATATCTTTCCAGATATCACATCATCAATATATTGTTTTACTAGATGTTCCTTATTTTCTGTCAAGAAAATCTCCCATGTCATCATCTTCATTTTCAGGAATTTCAATCCCTCTTCTTGCTGAAGGAGTAAAACCAAATTCCCTGGCAAAGTCTCTCATGACTTTTGCATATTTGTTATACATTCCAACAGCAGGATGTTGTTGCTGATATCCTGTTCTCGTGGTAAAGAACATACTTTCTTTTTTTATTGTCTCTGCAGCTTGAACCATAAAAGAGTAAGCTTGACAATATGCTTCTAAAGAAGGCTTATCTACAACAGTTAAAAGCCCCAACCTTTCAAGCTCTGGATAGATCCTTTTCCATTCTTTTCTTGCAATCTTATCCAGGTACTTAGGGCAAGCCAATTTCACTTTTTTAGGCTGTGGCTCGTTTTTATTTTTTGCTCTTTTACCTCTGTTTCCTTCTAGTTTTACAATCTTAGAAGGCTTAGGAGCTGGTCCACGTTGTCCCATATGTGCTAACCCACCCTATACAAAACCT